TCCGCCCGCCGCCGCGCCTGTCGCTCTCGGAGTGGGCCGACCGGGAGTTCGTGCTGTCCGCCGAGTCGAGCGCCGACTCGGGCCGGTGGCGGTGCGTGCCGTACCAGCGCGGGATCCTCGACGCCTTCACCGACCCCGCCGTCGAGTGGGTGGTGCTGATGAAGTCGGCCCGCATCGGCTGGACCAAGTGCATGTGCGTGGCGCTGGCCTACTGCGTGGCGCAGGACCCGTGCCCGGTGATGGTCGTCCAGCCGACGGTGGAGGACGCCGAGGGGTTCTCGAAGGAGGAGGTCGCGCCGATGGTGCGCGACGTCCCGGCGGTCGCGCGGGTCATCCCCGAGACCGGCGCGCGCGACGGGCAGACGATCCTTCACAAGATCTTCCCCGGCGGCTCGCTCTCGGTGGTGGGCGCGAACAGCGCCCGCGGGTTCAGGCGAGTGAGCAGGAAGTGGGTGCTGTTCGACGAGTGCGACGGCTACCCGCCGTCGGCCGGCGTCGAGGGCGACCAGATCAAGCTCGGCGTGCGGAGGACGGAGCACTACTGGGACCGGAAGATCGCGATCGGCTCGACGCCTACGGTGACGGGCGCATCGAGGATCGAGGCGCACTTCCTCCAGGGCGACCAGCGGCGCTACCACGTGCCGTGCCCCCACTGCGGCCACCGGGCCCCGCTCGTCTTCCGCGGCGAGGGCGGGCACGTGATGCGGTGGCCGGAGGGCCGGCCGCTCGAGGCGTACTTCGAGTGCCGGGGCAGGGGCTGCCGGATCGAGCACAAGGACAAGAGGGCGATGGTGGAGGGGGGCGCGTGGGTGGCGGAGAAGAAGTTCCGCGGCCGCGCGTCGTTCCACGTCTGGGCCGCGTACAGCTACTCGCCCAACGCGACGTGGGGCCAGATCGCCCAGGAGTTCGTCGAGGCCGCGGCCGCCGGGCCGGAGGAGCTGAAGACGTTCGTCAACACGGTGCTCGGCGAGACCTGGCGCGAGAGGGGCGAGGCGCCGGACTGGCAGCGCCTCCACGACCGCCGCGAGAAGTACGGGCGCGGCGAGGTCCCGGCCGAGGCGGTGCTCGTCACCGCGGGCGTCGACGTCCAGCGCGACCGGCTCGTCTACGAGGTCGTGGCCTGGGCCGCCGACCGGCAGTCGTGGAGCCTCGACGAGGCCGACGTCCCAGGCGACCCGGCCGGCCCGGAGGTGTGGCGCGCGCTCGACGCGCTCCTCGACCGGACCTGGCGCGGCGCCGGCGGCCGCGAGCACAGGGTCGCGATGCTCGCCGTGGACTCGTCCGACAACACCAACGCCGTGTACAACTGGGCGCGCGGCCACCCGCTCAACCGCGTCATCGCCGTGAAGGGCGTCGGCGGGCTCAGGTCGTCGGTCGGGGCGCCGTCGCCGGTCGACGTGACGGTGAACGGCGTGCGGCTCGCCCGCGGCTACCGCGTGTGGCCGGTCGGCGTGGACCTCCTCAAGGCGGAGCTGTACGGCTGGCTGCGCCTCCGCCCGGGCGACGACGGCGCGCCGCCGCCCGGATACTGCCACTTCCCCGAGTACGGCGAGGACTACTTCAAGCAGCTCACAGCCGAGCACCTGGTGAAGGTTGTGAAGAAGACCGGGCACGTCCGCTACGAGTGGCAGGTGATGCCGGGCCGGCAGAACCACAGGCTCGACTGCCGCGTGTACAGCCGCGCGGCCGCGGCGCTGGCCGGCCTCGACCGACTGGTGAGGCCCGCGCCGCCGGTCGCGCCGGCGGAGGCCGCACGCCGCGCCGGCGCGGAGGCCGCGGCCGACGCCCGGCAGCCCGGGCCCGGGGGTTCTTGGCCACGGCAGCGCGGCGGTGGTAGGTTCGGGGGAGACTTCTGGAGCAGGAGGCGCTGAGCGGTGACGCTGTGGACCCAGGCTGACGTGGACGCGCTCAAGGCCGCCGTGGCCTCGGGCGTCCTCACCGTCAGCTACGCGGGGCCGCCGGCGCGGTCGATCACCTACCAGAGCACGAAGGAGATGCGCGAGCTGCTCGCCGACATGGTGGCCCAGGTCAGCGCCGCGCAGGGCGGCGTCACGTACAGGCTCGCCGCGACGAGCAAGGGGGTGTAGCGGTGGCCAACGTCATCGACAGGGTCGCCGCCGCCGTGTCGCCCGGCTGGGCCGCGAGGCGCGCCAGGGCGAGGCTCATCGCCCGCCGCTACGAGGAGGCGACCAGGCACTACGAGGCGGCCGCCGTCGGGCGCCGCACGTCGGGCTGGAACAAGAGCGCGGCCGACGCCGACTCCGCCTCCGCCCCGTCCCTGTGGGTGCTGCGGGCCCTGGCCCGCGACCTCGTGAGGAACAACCCCTGGGCGCGCCGCGCCGTGCGGCGCATCGCCGGCAACGCGGTCGGCTGGGGCATCGCGCCCAAGCCGGCGCCCGGCGCCCCGGCCGAGGTCGGCGAGGCGTGGAGGAGGTGGGCGGGCACGACCGACTGCGACGCGGACGGGAGGCTCACCTTCTACGGGATCCAGCGCCAGGTGATGGAGACCGTGGCCGAGTCGGGCGAGGTCCTCGTGCGCCGCCGCTTCCGCCGGCCGGAGGACGGGCTCGCCGTGCCGCTCCAGCTCCAGGTGCTCGAGCCGGACCACATCGACGCGAGCCGCGACGGCTTCGCCGGCGTCCAGGGCGGCCCCACCATCCGCGGCGTGGAGCACGACGCCATCGGCCGGCGCGTCGCCTACTGGCTCTTCAGCTCGCACCCCGGCTCGAGCAGGCTCGCCTCGCCGTCGAGCGCGCGCGTCTCGGCCGACCTCGTCGCCCATGTCTTCCGCCAGGAGCGGCCGGGCCAGGTGCGCGGCGTCTCGTGGTTCGCGCCGGCCATCATCCGGCTGCGCGACTTCGACGAGTACGAGGACGCGACCCTCATGAAGCAGAAGGTCCAGGCGTGCTTCGCGGCGTTCGTGACCGACGTCGACGGGCTCGGCGCACCGCTCGCGCAGGGCGAGGACGCCACCGCCACCGAGGCGCCGCTCGACCGGCTCCAGCCAGGGCTCGTGAGCTACCTCCCGCCCGGGAAGACGGTGACGTTTGCCAACCCGACCGGCACCGGGGAGTTCGCGAGCTTCAGCGTCGGGGCCCTGCGCGCCATCGCCGTCTCGCTCGGCTGCACATACGAGGAGCTGACCGGCGACTACAGCCAGTTCAACTACGCGGCCGGCAGGTCGGCGCGCCTGGCGCAGCGCCAGGACGTGCTCGACTGGCAGTGGAACATGCTCGTCCCGCTCCTCTGCGCGCCGGTCTGGTCGTGGTTCCTGGCGGCGCTCGCCTCGAGCGGCGCCAGCGTCGGCGACCAGGACGCGCCGGCGACCTGGACGCCGCCCGCCGCGCCGATGGTGGACCCCGAGAAGGAGGGCAACGCGCTCTCCCGGCTGGTCCGCACCGGTGCGATGACGCACGACGAGATGGTGCGCGAGCAGGGCTACGACCCCGAGGAGCACTGGGCGGAGTACGCGGCCGGGCTCGGGCGGCTCGACGCGCTCGGCATCACGCTCGACAGCGACGCGCGGAGGACCACGCAGGGCGGGATCGGCCAGCAGCAGGCGAAGCCGGCGCCGGACGGGCCGGCGCAGGGCGGTAACGGCCACGCGCCGCCCGAGGACGACGAGGGCGACGACGAGGGCGACGACCAGGAGGTGGTCCAGTGAAGATGCGCGCGAAGGTCGACGCGGTGCGCGACGTTGAGCTGGTGCTGCGCTCGACCGAGGTGACGAGGGACGTGCCGGAGCTGTCGCTCCGGGCGGAGGTCGGCGAGGTCGACGACGAGAAGCGCACCGTCAGCCTGACGTGGTCGACGGGCGAGCGGGTGCTGCGCGGCTTCTTCAGCCAGTACTGGGAGGAGCTGTCGCTCGACCCGAAGCACGTGCGGATGAGCAGGCTCCGCTCCGGCGCGCCGCTCCTCGACAACCACGACCGGGAGTCGGGCGCCGTGGGCGTGATCGGCGTCGTCACCGACGCCAGCGTCGACGGGAAGCGCGGGACCGCCACGGTGCGGTTCGCCCGCGCCGAGGACGACCCCGTCGCCGAGCAGGTCTTCCGCAAGGTGAAGGACAAGATCGTCAGGAACGTATCGGTCGGCTACCGCGTTCACAAGATGGAGAAGATCGAGGACGGCGAGGGGAAGGTCCCCGTCTACCGCGCCGTCGACTGGGAGCCTTACGAGATCTCGTTCGTGCCGATCGGCGCCGACGGCGGGGCGGGAGTCAGGGGGCTGGACAGCAGCACCAACCGTTGCACGTACGTGGATCACGAGACCAACACAAGGGAGCGAGAGATGGCGAAGCCCAGCGAGACGCCGGTCACCGGCGAGCAGGAGCGCTCGAGCGCCGAGGAGGCCGCGCGGCAGGCGGCGGCTCGCCGCTCCGAGGAGTCGAAGAAGCAGCGCGAGGACGCGCAGCGCCAGGCGGAGGACGCCGTGGCGGCCGAGCGGGTGAGGGTGGCGGAGATCCGCCGCATCGTCCGCCGGGCGAAGCTCGGCGACGACCTCGCCGAGACGTGGATCAAGGACGGCACCGCCGTCGAGGCGGCGCGCGAGGCCGCCTTCAACAGGATGGTGGAGGACGACGGCCCGGCCATCGACGGCCACGCCCGCGTCGAGGCCGGCGACGACGAGGCGCAGAAGTTCGTCCGCGTCGCGTCGGCCGCGCTCATGCGCGAGTTCAACGTGGCGGCGACGGTGCGCGAGGCCGCCAAGACGGACGAGCGGTTCCGCGACGTGCAGCTCGACGCGCAGGGGTTCCCCTGGCGCGGCATCGCCGACCTGGCGCGGCGCTGCCTCGAGCGGCGCGGGCAGCGCGTCGACCACCTCGACCGCTTCGAGCTGGTGAAGCGCGCCATCATGACCCGCGGCGTCTTCCAGACCACGAGCGACTTCGCCGTGATCCTGGAGAACGTGCTGTACAAGCAGCTGCTCGGGACGTACGCGATCACGCCCGACACCTGGTCGATGTTCTGCGGGACCGACACCGTCGAGGACTTCCGGCCGTCGAACCGCTTCCGGCTCGGCGCGCTGACGGCCCTGGACCGCGTGTACGAGCACGCGGAGTTCAAGAACAAGGCCATCCCCGACGGGGTGAAGTTCGCCATCAGCGCGTGGACCTACGGCAACATCCTCGCGCTGTCCCGGCAGACCATCATCAACGACGACATGGGCGCGCTCGTGAACGTCGCGGCCGCGGCCGGTCGGGCGGCGAAGCTGACGGTGGAGGCGGCGGTCTACGCGCTCCTCCTCCTCAACTCGGGGCTCGGCCCGACGCAGGGCGACGGGCAGCCGTTCTTCCACGCCAACCGGGCCAACGTCAACGCGACGGGCTCGGCGCTCAGCGTGGCGGGGGTCGAGGCCGACGCCGTGGTGATGGCGAACCAGAAGGACCCGGCCAACCAGGAGTACCTCGCCCTCGATCCGTACGCGCTCCTCGTGCCGAGGGCGCTCAAGGGGACGGCGCAGGAGATCAACGACGCCCAGTTCGACTTCGACAACGCCGGGACGAACACCACCGGCAAGTTCATGAGGCCGAACAGGGTGCGCGGGCTCTTCCGCCAGGTCGTCGGGACGCCGCGCATCACCGGCACCCGCCGCTACCTCTTCGCCGACCCGTCGGTGGCGCCGGCGCTCGTGGTGGCGTTCCTCGCCGGCCAGGGCCAGTCCCCCGTGCTCGACTCCGACGAGGGCTGGAGGGTGGACGGCGTCGAGTGGAAGGTGCGGCTGGACTTCGGCGCCCAGGCGGTCGACGGCAAGGGCGCGGTCACCAACGCCGGCGCGTAACCGGCAGGCACAGGCACAAAGGAGAACCGACAGATGGCGACCAACTACCAGCAGCCCGGCGACGTGATGGAGTTCACGGCGCCGACCGGCGGCGTCGTGGCAGGCACGCCGAAGCTCATCGGCAACCTGCTCACCATCCCGATGGTGAGCGCGGCGCAGACGCTCCCGTTCGAGGGCGCGACCACGGGCGTCTGGACGATGCCCAAGGCGACGGGCATCGTGTGGACCGAGGGCATGATCCTCTACTGGGACAACACCGCCGGCAACGTGACGAACGTCACCACGAGCAACTACCGCATCGGCGTCGCCGCTGCGGCGGCCGCCTCCGGCGACGCGACCGGCAAGGTCCGCCTGAACGGCGTGGGCGTCCCGACCGGCGCGTGAGGCGGCGGTCGTGGCGTTCGCCGACACCCTCGCCGCCGCGGACCGCGAGGTCGCGCGGCGGTTCGGAACCGCGGTCACCTACGTGGCCGCGGCGGGGAGCCCGCCGCTCGGGGTGACCGGGGTGTTCAGCGGCGAGTACCTGGACGCGAGGCCCGACCGCGGCGTCGCCGCGGTGGGGCCCGCGGTCTTCCTCCTGCTCGCCGACCTCGTCGCGGCGGCCGGCGCGCTGGGCGTCCTGGTGGACCCGCTCGAGCGGGACGCGACCGTGCTCGTCGGCGACGACAGGTACCGCGTCCGCGAGGCCAGGCTCGACGGGGAGGGGGGCGTGCTCCTCCACCTCCAGGAGGTCGCGGGGCCGTGAGCGATTTCCGCCCGGCCTACGCGGCGCTCGCCGACGCCCTGAGGGCGAGGCTCGGCGCGGCCGTGCGCGAGGTCTCGCGCCAGAACCTCCCGGCCGGGCACTTCACCGACCAGCCGGCGCTGCTCGTCCTCGAGAACGGCGGCGCGCGCCTGCTCGACGGCGACTCGCAGGAGCCGCTGCTCCACCAGCTGAGGGCGCTGCTCGTGCTCTATGTGAAGGTCGACGCCGAGTCAGAGCAGCCGGGCGACGACGTCACGAACCTGGTGGGCCTGGTGAGCGGGGCGCTCGAGTGGCGGGAGGGCGAGCCGCCATGCGAGGACGACGGCGCGTCGACCACGCTGGGCGGCGAGGTGCGCCGCGCCTGGCTCGGCGACTGGGACGTCGTCGACGACGTGGCGGACGCGAGCCAGATGACCGTTCTTCTCAACGTGACGATGGAGGTGTAGACCATGGGTTACCACAAGGCAGTCGCCGGCGTGGGCGCGATCACGCTGATGCCCACCGGCGCGAACCCCACCGGCATCGACCTGGCGCTCGTGTCGAGCCTCAAGCTCGACGTCGAGGAGGAGGACGTCGACCTGGACGGCGAGGACCTCGACGTCGTCGACTCCTTCCCCTCCACGCGGCGGATCACCTTCGAGGCGGAGGTCTCCGAGTGGTCGGCGCAGCTCGTCGGCGGGGTGACGGCCGGGACGACGATCTCCGCGGCGAACAAGCTCGGCGCCGTGGGCTCGGGCACGATCCCCACGACGCCGTTCCAGATCACGATCACGCCGCCCGGCGGCGGGACCTTCGGCCAGATCCTCGCCGTCGTGAACCTCAGCGACGGGAAGGCCATGACGCGGGTCGCCTCCGCGCCGGCGACGGGCCAGTTCTCGATCTCGGGCGCGGTGCTCACGTTCGCCTCGGCCGACCAGGGTGACTCGGTCTTCTACCGCTATCAGTACACGCTCACGACCGGCGCGCAGGCGAAGGTGGTCGCGGCCGGCGCCGGGTCCACCCCGGCGAAGTACGCGGTCCACTGCTACAACAACTTCGCCGGGA